CAGCAGTTAAGTTTCACAACAACCGGCGGGCCGCTAATTGCGGAAGGCCAATTTCTTAATTTCTCACAGGCGAATAATTCATCAACGTCACGTTACGGCATCCAGTATGTGCTAACGTCTAATGCTACTGGCATGGCAAGCCAATTTTATTCTAGCCAGCAAATGGCAAACGGCACGGCAGCACCTCAATTTTTTGATGTTTGCCGCATTCAAGTTGTTGGCCAGCCAGCCGCCGGCACTTACACATTTTATGTGTATGCAAGAATTGACAACGCATTTACGCTAGGCGCGGCGACAACGACTGCCGATCGCAGCTTATCAATTACGGAGCTAAAGCGGTGATTTGGATTGTTTACAGCACCGAAACGGGTGATATTATCCAGAACGTCATGTGCGCTGAAAGCGATGCGGCTAATCAAGTGCATAGCAATGAGGGCATAATTAGTGTAAGCCATTTCTATCGCACGGATTTGTTCCGCGTTGATTTGGACACAATGCAAATCGTTCCGATAGCGCCAGAGGATAGTGACAATGACCAGCCCGACGCATAGCATCATGGAAACCATGAAGCCGGCGGGTGACATTTTGTCGATCGGCGTTGTGCTGGCCACGCTGGCGTCATGGCTGCCGTCGGCGGCGGCGCTGCTTACAATCGTGTGGACGCTAATTCGCATTTATGAAACGCGCACGGTGCAGCGACTTCTAGGCAAGGCTACATAATCCGCTGATCGTCGCAGGGCCGTCCTGTCGCAGCTAATGGGTGAGACGTGCCGCGCAATCAACACGATATCGATCCGGCGCGTGATGCCGAAATATATGCGGCTTATGTAGAGGCTGGCAACAGTGGGCGGGCATTGGCCAGAACGGGCCGCTATGGCGGCAAGATGGGCATCCTGTCAGCGGTGCGGAGGCACAAGGCAACGCAAGGCGAAGCCTATGGGGCCGGCGGCATCGGGCAAGGTGCCGAACGCGACGGACATGCGCCCTACATCATCAAAGGCGTTTCGACCTATTTTGATGCGGACGGCAATCAACGCGCTCAATGGGTGAAAACCCGGCTAGATGACGAACAGCGGCAAGAGGCGATCCGCGCGGCGGCTGAGGCGCTAGCCGAAAACATACCGCCAGCGGAACCCGTCACGCCACCGGCTGCAACGCTGGCCGATCTGCTTAATCTCTATGTGTTCACCGATTACCATGTTGGGATGCTGGCGTGGCACCGCGAGGGTGGGCAGGATTGGGACTTGGCCATTGCTGAAAAACTGATAACAAACGCATATCGCCATATGATCGACAACGCGCCAGCGGCTAAGGTGGGCATCGTCTGCCAGCTTGGCGACTGGTTCCATTATGACAGCTTCAAGCCGCTAACGCCTGCAAGCGGGCATTTGCTAGACGCTGACAGCCGGTTTCCCAAGATGATTGAGGCTGGCGTTCGCATCTTGCGGCGGATTGTTGGCATGGCCCTAGAACGCCATGAACAGGTGATCGTGTTACATGCCGAAGGCAATCACGATGAGGCTAGTAGCGTTTGGCTTCGCGTGATGTTCAAGGCGCTGTTTGAAAATGAGCCGCGCGTTACGGTGGAAGATAGCCCGCTGCCGTTCTATGCCTATCAGCATGGCAATGTAATGCTAGCGTTCCATCATGGCCACAAGGTCAAGATGGACGGCTTGCCGGCGTTGTTTGCCAGCCAGTTCCGCGAGATGTGGGGGCAAACAACAATGGCCTATGGCCACAGCGGCCACTACCATCACGAAGTCGTCAAAGAGTTTAGCGGCATCAAATGGATGCAGCACCCGACACTTGCGGCGCGTGATGCCTATGCGGCGCGAGGCGGTTATCATGCGGAACGGGCGGCCTATGCAATCACCTATCACGCCAAATATGGGCAAGTTTCAACGCTAACCGTCAAACCGGAAATGTTTGAGTGAAAGCGCGTATTCCTTGGGAAATGCTTAAGGCTGACACGTTTGCAGATTATGCCGACGATGTGGCGATGGTGTGGGCGCGCGAGTTTGCGGATGTCGCCAAAAGCGAATTGTTCTGGTTGCGTGGCGTAATTGGCAGCGATGTGCTACAAGGCGCAACGCGCGCCGTCATGGCGCGGGCTTTGAAGCTGGCAGCTTTGGAGGTCGAGCAATGCGATGGCTAACAGAGGCGCGCCAATTAATTGGCACAAGGGAACTTCCCGGCGCTGGGAATAATCCGGTGATCATGTCATGGGGCAACCGGCTTGGCGCGCGAGTGCTGGGCATTGCATACGGGGCGGATTCGGTGCCGTGGTGCGGGCTTTTCGCCGCCTGGTGCGTTCATCAGGCTGGCATTGCACCGCCCAAGATTGCCATCCGCGCCAAGGCTTGGGCGACTTGGGGCATTCCGCTGTCATTGTCTGCCACGCCACCAATGGGCGCAATCGCCGTGTTTGATCGGCAGGGCGGCGGGCATGTCGGCTTTGTGAATAGCGTCAACGCTGATGGCAGCAGCCTAAACATCTTGGGCGGCAATCAGGGTGATGCCGTCAACGTCCGTCGGTTTACGCGAGACAGGCTCATTGCTTTGCGCTGGCCAGCCGGGCAGCCCATTGGCCCGGCAGCGCGCATCGCAGCAACCGCAGCCGCTAACACAACAGGTGAAGCATGATCGAATATATCAAAGCTAGGTTGCGCGAGAAAACCACTTGGGCCGGCTTGCTGGCAATCGTGCTGGCTGTCTCGCTGCTTGTGATCCCGGTAATCATGCCTGCTGATGCAGCGGCGCTGGCCAGCCAGAATGTTCAATGGCTAATCACCGCGCTGTTCGTCGGCGGGCTGGGCGGCGTTGTCTGGCATCGGAAGATTTGATCATGTTCGTGCCAGCCTGGGCCTTGCGTGTCGCGCCATATGTCGGCGGCTTGCTGCTTGCTGTGGCGGCCTATGCGTGGGCCTACGGCAATGGCAAAGAGGCAGAGCGCGCCAAGTGGCAGAAGCGTGAAGCCGCCGCTGTAGAGGCCGCACAGGCCAAAGAGCGGGCATTGCAGGCGCAAGTTGACGCTGCTGGCGTGGCGCTGTCTGAGCGATCAACAGCCGTTGAGCGCATCCGCGAAAAAGCGCAAACCATAACGAGGACATATTATGTTGCGAACCCTAGCAGCAATGTTGCTTGTCTTGATGATGGCCGGGTGCAGCACATCACGCAAAGTGACGCCGCCGCCATTGGCAATCCCGCAGCCGCCAAGTGACGCTTTGCAGCCTTGTGCCATCCCGGCACTGCTTGGCGGATCGGCGGAAGCGGTGGAGTTGGCGTTGATCGAACGCGGTGCAGAGATTGCTCGCTGTGAGGCCAAGCGGGCGGCGCTGGTGCAAGGCTGGCCGCGTTAAAGCGGTGCAGTTACAACCGCCTGACAAACACTTGCACATCGGCAGGCAGGCTATCTAAAGCAGGCACAGCAGGCTTGCCCAGTATGGCACGCATCCGCGCATCAAATGCGGCCATGTAGCGATCGGACGGCGGCACTGGCGGCACGTCACGGCGGCAAGCTGCGCAGTTACATTGCGTCATGTTGGCTACCTTGCACTGGCGTCATCAAGTTAGCATCGGCGCGCTTTCGGCCATTGGCGCGGGCAGCATCATAGATAGCGCGGCGGTGCTTTCGCAGTGCCTCACTAAAGCGGTAGACGCTGCCATAGCCGTGGTCGAACGCCAATTCGGTCAACGTCTTGTCGCCAATGTCACGATCTGCGGCGGGCAGCGTGGGCATAGTGCCGGGCGGGCGCGGCGGGTGGTTGGTGCGCTTCGGCGGGGCTTCGTCTTTGGCTATCCGCACTTCAACCGATCTAGCCTGTGATAGATGCGCCCTAATGCGTTCGTTAGCATAAATGCGAACCATGCGCCCATCAGGATAGAGATTCCAAAATTGCCGATCATGAATGATAACTTTTGGCTTCATCTCACAGGCTCGCAGGCTGGCGGTTGGCAGCGTGTTTGATCAAGGCGTTGAGCACGATTTGATTGGCTGGGCGGCGGCGGCGCTGCAACTGCCATGTGTAAATTGGCTGGCCCTCGCTGGTTACGGCGCGATGCCACATGGCGAAAATATAGCCTTCTTCATCTAGCAGCCTCACAAACCGGCCAAGATCACCGGGAATTGAATGGGTGGCATCGCTTACAATCTTGGCGACGATGTTGCCTTCCGGCGCGTTCATCACCCAGTTTGCAACTTCCTTGGCGCTATACATTTGCATTCCCCCTTAGATCATTGCCAGCAAGGCGAGGCAGATAAACAGGCAGGCCATTGGTAGAGCTTCGCGTAGCATGGTGTGTGTCTCCCGTTGTTGTTGACGCCACCCTGCCAATCTCCCGGCTATGCGTCAAGCATGAAAATATGCTTGCAGCATTTTATTTTGGGGCTTATGGGCAGCGGCATGAGCAAAATCATGACCCATGCAATGCGCGCCGCTGGCTTGAATGATGTCACGCTGGCCGCGCTAATCGGCTGTTCGCAGTCGCATATCAACCGGATTCGGAACGGCAAAATGGTGCCGCGACGGGTGATGGCCAACGCTATCGAACGCGCTTTGAGCGTTCAGGGCTTGGCTGATGAACTGACCAAAAAAGAGAGGGACAACGCATGACGCTAAAAAATTGGACGCCAGAGGAAGATGCGATTCTGACACGCATGATGCAGGCTGGTGACACCTACGCACAGGTCACAGCCGCTTTGCCGGGCCGGAATATTTCAGCGGTCAAATGCCGCGCCTATCGTCTCAATTGCAGCAATACGCGCGTTGATGGGCGGTGGCATGGGAAGGCTGATGCCACGCTGCGGCAGATGTGGTCTGATGGCGCGACTATTATTGAGATTGCAGATCGGCTGGGCGTGGCTCACACATCAGTGCGCCGCCGCATTGAGCGCATCAATCTGCCGCCACGCAAATCAGCGGCTCGCGCGATTGGCACCGGCTGGGCTGCTAATGATCTTGCCATTGAGCGCAGCGCCAGACATGCCACGGCGGAATTTGAGCGGCATTATCACACCGTAGCGGCCAAGCGCGGCTGGCGTGTGTGGAGCTATGCGGCATGAAATGACTGCGGCGGGCCTAAAAACCCGCCGCTTTTATGTGCGCTTCAATCTGGCGCTTGGCATCGTCTGCACCATAGCAAACCAGCACCGTCTGGCCGATTGATGCTAGGTAAAGATGCCAGCTTTTTTGGTCTGGCGACAAGCGCCCGCCTTGTGATCGCTTCATCTCAATCCACAAGCCCCAGCCAGGCACAAATAGATCGGGAACGCCACGGCTAACGCCTTCGGCCTTTAGCTTGGCCGCAGTGGCGCGGGATCGCCAGCCGCCATTCGGGATAGCAAATATGCGAACATCGCTAAACTTGCGGCGGAACCAGAACACGATTTCGCGCTGTTCTTCATGTTCTGTGGGCAGTGGCTGCGCCCGCTCCTTCAAAACGGCACTTCCCTTGCCTGCACATCGTATGGATCGTGTTCCTTCCAATCCCGACATGCGCTTGGCGTTCCCTGAAACTGATCGGGTGGCGTTGCGGCGTGTTTGTGGCAATGGTTCGATTCCCGGTGAAAAAAGTTGCAATCCCAGCACAGCTTAGGCCGGGCAGCTTCCCAGTCAATTAGTGCGGCAGGCTTTGTTGCCATGCTCATCCCCATAATCTCCCAATGATGCGATAATATTTGCCATCGCGTTTATATGTTATGCCAGTTGGCGGCTTGCCACCGCTTAGGATCGCCGCAACACCGTCTAGCGTCATGCTAGGCTTGAGCGCAACGCCGGCATTGCTGGCAATGATGCCCAGCGTAGCTACTGCTTTCTCCCCGGCATAACCTTCGTGCGTCACGGTCAAATATTCTTTGACGCCAGGATCGGACAGAGCGCCATAATAAGTGACTTCCAGCATGTCTTTGCCGCTGGTTTTGCTGGTGTGTTTGCGCCAGCGCCAGGACGTGACAGGCATTTCGGACGGCGCAAAGCCCATGATGTCATCGTTGTGCAGCCGGTAGGTTTTAGGCTCCGGTGCTGGAAACTCGGAGCCGCAAGCCGGGCAGATTTTCACGCTGGGATGGCATAGCTCATCGCAAAACTCGCAGACTTTCACCGGAGCTTCACCGTCGCCTTTGCCGGCTTTGGTTGGCGGCTGCACAGCAGTGATCGGGCCATGCGTGGCCACAACGCCGGCAAAGTCTAAGACTAAGCAATCAGCCTTGCCCGGCGCAACGCGAAGCCCGCGCCCAGCCATCTGCACATAGAGTGCCGGTGACATAGTGGGCCGCAGCATGGCAATCAGATCAATGGCCGGGAAGTCGAATCCGGTGGTCAAGACTTGGGCATTGGTTAGCGCCTGAATGCGCCCAGCCTTAAAGTCGCCGATCATCCGTTCGCGTTCCGCCTTTGGCGTTGCGCCCGTCACACAATCAACGATGATGCCGCGTTCGTTTAGCAGATCAGCGATGTGCTGGGCATGGTCAACGCCAGTGCAAAACATCAGCCAATGCTTGCGATCCGCGCCCAGCGCCATGATTTCAGCCACAACGGCGGAGTTGTTGTCGTCGGTATCAACCGCCCTCTGTAACTCGCTTTCGATAAATTCGCCGCCACGTTTGTGGACGCCATCAAGATCAAAGCGGGCTTTCGTCACCTTGCTTCGCAGCGTTGTCAGAAACCCCTTGTAAACCAGTTCTTCAATCGTCACCGGATCAATCAGACCATCAAACAGCGCCGGCTTGTCAGTGATAAGGCCATGCCCCAAGCGATATGGCGTGGCTGTCAGTCCGATAACACGCAACGCCGGATTGATGGCCAGCAAGGCATTCAGCAAAGTCCTATACCCACCCTCATCCTTGTGGCTGACAAGGTGGCACTCGTCGATAATGACAAGATCGACATGGCCTAGCAGCGAAGCCTTTTCGCGCACCGATTGGATGCCTGCAAACGTGATCGGCTCCCCAAGCTGACGCTTGCCAATGCTGGCGCTGTAGATGCCCAGCGGTGCGCCGGGCCAATGTTCGCGCATTTTGGCCGCGTTCTGTTCGATCAATTCCTTCTGGTGGGTAAGCATTAGCACCCGCGTTTCCGGCCAGTTTTGCAGCCCTTCCTTGCAAAGTGTAGCTACAATGTGGCTCTTGCCCGCGCCGGTTGGCAGCACAAGGCAAGGATGCCCATCGTGTGACCGCATCCAATCATAAAGATCGTCAATGGCGCGGCGCTGGTAATCACGAAGCATTGAACGCCTCCACCGCTGCAATACGTTCGCCTATCCAGCGCATCACCGGCACCGCCATACTGTTGCCCAGCGCCTTGTATCGCGGGCCATCAGGGCATTGATCAGCGGGCTTGTTGCGATACGGGATGGCGGTGAAGTTGTCGGGGAAGCCCTGAAGCCGTTCGCACTCCACAGGGGTCAGGCGGCGGACGGCGGAATTAACCCAAACTGCGCCAATTTGATCTTGTCCCGTGCCTCGCTGCAATGTTTGCCCAACATTGCTGACTGATTGATTATAAGTGTCAAACGCAACCGCCGGCGTCTGTGACTTGATCAGCGCGGGTGAAAAGTTATCCGTCACTTCTAAATTTTGCGTTGCACCACGCTGCCATTCAAACGCGATCGCCGGCATGTTCCCACCACCGTCGCCACCCTTGCGGATGGTCGGGCAGACATTCATGCCCGCGTCGGCGCCATGATCGCCTTTACTGAAGGCAATCACATCGAACCCGCCTCCGTGCGTAGGGATTAACGTCTCCGTCTCGGCATCGTATCGCTGGCCCGTTCCGGTCGTCAGGCACTGAGCCAGGGACAAATAATCCAGCCCCCCCCCATTGTGCTGATCCTCTAGCCCCTGCTTGCTGCCAAACGCTGCGTTGAGCGTGGGCGCTATGTCTGCGGGCCATTCAGCTACAAAGTTGTCGCTGTCCTCGCGGTGACTGCTTTGAGACTGCGCTCTAATGCTTCTGGCAACACTTTGCCCCGTTTCTCGGCGCGGCGCAGGATGCCCTGACAGGCTGTGGCGCTCAAAAAGAACCGCTGCGGCACGTCGCCAGTCTCCAAGGTATCCGACAACGAACACACGGCGGCGGCGCTGGGCCACTCCAAAGAACTGAGCGTCAAGCACTCGGTAGGCCCACCCATACCCGAGTTCGCCCAAGCCCCCGAGTATGGAACCAAAGTCCCGTCCTTCGTTGCTTGACAAGACGCCGGGGACGTTCTCCCAAACCACCCATCTGGGCCGCTTTCGGTCAGCAAGCCTAAGAAACTCAAGGGCCAGGTTGCCACGGTCGTCATCCAGTCCGCCTCGCAGGCCAGCGACGCTGAACGACTGACAGGGGGTTCCTCCGACAAGAAGGTCAATTGCTCCATATTGATCTGCTCCTATACTGGTGAAGTCGCCGTGCAGTGGCACAGTTGGATAGTGATGGGCCAACACGGCGCGTGGAAATGGCTCAATTTCACTAAAGAAGGCTGGCTGCCAGCCAAGCGGGTGCCATGCGGCGGTTGCGGCTTCAATGCCGCTGCAAACGGATCCGTATTTCACGCCACCACCTCAAACTTACCCGCCAACGCCTGCACAGTCTCATCCAGCAACTGCCGTGATGTCAGCCCGCCAACGCCATTTCGCAGGCGGCTTTTCCCAATCAGCCAAGTCACTGATAAGCCATCGTCGGAACCTTCCATCTGCCACGGCACAAGGTCAGGGTGAAAAACGTGGTCATTACATCCGTCATACTGAGCTTCTGGCGGAATAGGCATGTCCCACCGGGCGCAGTGCCAGGTGCTATCTTCTTTTGGAGTGGCATGGGCGCATGTGCGGCAATTCACTTCCTTCGTCGGCTGTGATTTGTGGCACATCGCTTTTGCGGGACACCAGCCGCATTGATACCATGTCGGATCGGTTGAAATAGGGGGGGGTATCCTGTCGGCCAATGCGATGGCCCGTCCTTTGGCAATGGCAGCATCGGCAACATCTTTATCAAAGCGCACCCGTTCGCAGTGCAGCCGATCATCATCCTTGCAAACCGCCACATAAAGCGCCCGCGTCAAGTCAAGCCCGGCTAAATAAACCTGCATTTGAACAAAGTGTTGCCATTTGGACAGACGCACACCTTTAGCCGCCAGATCGTCAAAGCTCTTTTTTCCGTGAGTCTTAAACTCAAGCAGATGCTCTGTCTTGGGCGCTTCAGGAATGCCAATGCCAATCCCGTCAATGCTGCCGCTAACATGCGCGCCAAAATCGACGCGGTTTTGCTGGCCACGCACGGTAATCCCAATGGCTTCCAGATCAGCGATGATGGTGGATTCTTCATTGTGGCCACGGCGGAACAGGCGCAAGATGCGGCCTTCGAATTGCTCAATGACAGCCCAGCGAAACGATAGCCAAAGCCACCGATCACAGTGATGGCCCAAGAGGCTTGCGCCAAGGTGCTGGCGTGGCCGTTCCCGCTTGGCAGCGTGGTGAGCATCTATCATGCTTGCAACGGCACTTTGATCGGCTATAATGGTTTCCGGCAGCTTTGCCATGTTTGTCTCCTCCCGTGAACAACTTGGGGCTGGCTCATCACCAGCCCCATTTTTTGTTGTTACTTTGCCCAGGGCGGTTTGGCGCTAGATGCAGCCGGTGCAGCGGCAGCTTTGGCAACAGCCGGCGCAGGAAGCCCGCCGCCAGCCAAGGCGCGATAGCCACTCACATCGTTACGGGCTTGGCTGTAGCCGCGCGCTACATCATCCGGTGATGGCTGGCGCACCTTCACCTTGATCTGCAACTGCCCGCCGACAAGCTGGTCGCTATCTTCAAGGCGTGGCAGGCCGATGGCGCGCATGATCTCGCCAAGTTGCTGGCGGCCAATTTCCTCTGCCTTGGCCGATTGGTTGCGGATGTTGATCGCCGCAAAGATCACCCGGCCTTGATGTGTCGGCCCGGTGATGTCGAGACGCAGATCAATTTTCGTGCCGGTACCTGACTTCGTCTGTCCGACTTCCGCCTTGGCGATCATGGCCGAATAAAGCCCTTCAGGCAGCAATTCATATTCGCCACTATTGCCGCTGGGCAGTTCATCGGCTGCGAAACTTTCTCCGAGGTGAGCCATTGTATCAATCCTTCCGTGTGATGGTGAAGCTAGGGCGGCCAGGCGTTGACGTGATAGCGTCAAGCAATGGCTGGGTGATAGTTGCAGCGGCAGCTTTCCATGCCGTTGCATTGATTTCCGGCTTCCACCGGAAAAGGCTGGGCAAGTGATCGGCCAAACCATGCTCTGCCGCCAAGGCTTGCAGCTTGTCGGAATCAATCTTGCGATTGATGCGGCCAACAACCTTCACCGCATAGCCATCACGGTCAAAGTTGCTGGTGCCGTCAAGATTGGCCGGCAAAGCCAACTCAAACGCCATTGCATCTTCCAGATCACGGCGCGTCTTAATGGCGGCTTCCTCAACTGCCTTGGCGTTTAGCCATTGCTGATAAATTGGCACGGTCACTGCATACCCTCCATTGCAAGGACGTAGGCGGTCACGCTAAACAGCAAGCAGGCAAATATGCTCCCCCAAGCTGCATTGACGTGCCTGTCGCGTATGTTGCCATTGATCACCGGCAGAGCGCCAATGGCGAAAATCGCTTGTGCGATGGCGAGGGCAATTAGCATGACACACTCCCAATCTTAGCAATGATCGCGCCAAGGTCTGGCGCTTCCCACTGAGACAGCCTGCCGGAACGATCCTTAGCCTGCCAAAGCCCATCACTGTCGGTAAGCAGCGCACGGTGAGCGTTGCCATCGGCATCGCGTTCAACACGCAGGGCCATCACAAGGTCGAAGAAATATGCCAAGCTTTGCGTTAGGCTCTTGCCCGGCATGGAGGCATTGTAAAGAATGCGCCCCATCTCATCCTGAGATTTTTCCAGCTTGGCGCTCATGTAAACATGCTTGCCCGGCAAATCACGAAACGCGCGGATTAGCTCGTTCATTTTGGTGCTGAGTTCACCGTATGCCGCGCGGCCATCTTTGTTGGCTTTGAGTTCAGCGTTCAGCACCACTTCGGCAACTTCTGACAAGCTGTCGATAGCCACCGACTGAAAGCCTTTGGCTTCCTCACTGCCGGTAAGCCACGCATAGGCATCGTGCAGATCGGCCAAACTTTTGACTTCGATATAAGGCACGTCTGCGCCGGCAATAGAAAGCAAGCCGCCTTCCGCACTGATTGCCACGACATTGGGCAAGGTCGAAATCAGGCTGGTTTTGCCAGCGCCTGCCTGG